TCCTCGAAGCGGCAGGCCTCTATGCCTATGAAAACTCCGCAGATCGAGGTATCGAAATGCTGTCGTGCAAATCCCATCGAGGATTTCAAGGACAACCCACGAGACCATCACGACCCCGAGCCTATCTACACCTGCTCGAAATGCAAACAGGAGTGCAAAGTCGAAGAGGTCTGTGAGGAATGTCTCGGAACGGGCGAGGTGACGGTGGACGAATACGTGTATCCCGGAGAGCCTCATACAGCTCCGATCGGGACGGCGAAGTGTCGGTGCCAGTTGTCGGAAGAGACAGAAGATTAAAAGCCTTGTATCCATCTTCCTCTGCTCATTTTGGAACCCAAGGAGCAGGATCTCGCGAGAGGAACCTAGCCTTGCGGATCAGTGTCACTTACAAGGCGGCGCGTATGAGCCGAGGATTGATGGACCCCTATAAAACTATGACCGAAATTAAAAAAAGAGAACTCACGCCATCGGATCAATTAAGACTCCAGTTGGCCGGAGAATACCTCAAGCAGATCACGAACTATTTCAACGGCGACAAAGACAAAGCCATGAGATTTGTGAGCTCGATTATCCAGTCGGCTCGAAAGATACCGAAGCTTTATCAATGCGAACGCACGTCGCTCCTCAATGCCTTCATGACGATGGCGCAGTTGGGCCTCATGCCTTCGGACGTATCCGGCGAGGCGTACGTTATCCCCTACGACAACAACCGAAAGGTCGGCGACAAGTGGGAAAAGATCACTGAGGCGCAGTTTCAGCTCGGATACCAGGGCCTCGTCACGCTCTTCTATCGCAGCGGCGCGAAGGAGATAGTGGCCGAGATCGTGTATGAGAAGGATGACTTCTCGTACAAGAACGGCATCATCGAACACAACCCGGACGTCTTCTCCGAAGACCGTGGCAAGGCGAAGGGTGCCTACGTGATCGTGAAGCTCGGCACCGGCGGCTCGGTGCACAAGGTGATGAGCAAAAAGGAGATCCTGGACATCGCCCAGAAGTTCTCAAAGAGCTTCGGAGGCAAGCACACACCTTGGGACGAGGCGAACGATCCGCAGCTTTGGATGTGGAAGAAGACAGTCCTCAAGCAGTGCGCGAAGCTCGTGCCAAAGAACGAGATCATTGCCCAGGCGATCGCCGAGGACAACAAGGATTCGATTATCGCGGACAGGCTCGAGGCAGCGAAGAAGGATTCGGAGGGATTAGCAATGGGTAATTTGCTCAAACATGGAGAAGAAAACCAAAAGAAGGCAGGCTCGGAAGACCAGAGTGCGAACGGCGCTACAGATGCCGAAGGTCCTCAGGACAGGCCTGCAGTCGACGGAGAAGTCATCGACATCGGAAAGTAAGTTCCCCATCGCCCACTATTCCGCGTCGTCGATGACTAAGTTCTCGACGAACCCGTTGCTCTTCAAAATCCAGTACATCAACCGAGACAGGTTCGACACCGCCCAGGGCATATCCGGCGTGATTGGCACGGCGTTCCATCAGGCGATGGAGGTCTACAGCGGCGGGAGCGACACGCTCATCCCGACGAACGAAGCCGAGGCGATCGAGTACGGCCTGAAGTCCGGCATGGACTTCCTCGAGAAGTACAACGACGGCTTCATCAACTGGTCAAAGACGGTTCCAAACAAGCAGAAGGCTTTCGATCGGCTGAGCTTCGCCTTCACCTCATACGTCCAGGCGATACCCTACAGCGCAGAGAAGATCATATCGGTCGAGGAGGAGCTGATCGAGCAGATCGACGTCGAGTGGCGAGGGCAGAAGCTCTCCCTGCCGGTGAAACTAAAGGGACGCCTCGACAAGATCCTCCGCGAAGACGGCAAGCTCAAGGTCATTGACTACAAGACATGCGCCAAGTTCTCCGATCCCGAGAAGATCGACGGAAAGAAGATCCTTCAGGCGGTCGTCTACTACCTTCTCGCATACGCGAAGTACAAGGAAGAGCCCTACTCCGTGACGTTCCAGGAGGTGAAGCTCACGAAGAACGACGACGGTAGCTCCCAGGTCAGGGAGTACGAGATCGTCTTCGCAGAGAATGAGCTCTATTTCGACTTCTTCTTCCGCTTCTACGAGGACATGACCCGCGCCCTGAACGGCGAGCAGGTCTACATCCCGAACGTCGAGACGCTCTACGACAACGAGGTTTCGATAGTCGCATACATCCATCGCCTCGACGTCACCGAGGAGGCGGCAAAGCTCATGAAGAAGCACAAGGTGACGAACGTGACCGATTTACTCAAGAAGCAGATACAGAGCGCCGGAAACATGAGGAAGCTCATGAAGGCCGTCGAGGAAAACTTTGTGTCGGCGAAGAACATAGATTATTCAAAAATGAAAAACGATCAGAAGATTCAAACCAAGATGCTCGAGCATGGAATGATGCTTCAGTTCGACTCTCTCGTGGAGGGTGCGACTGTCGATCTCTATCGCTTTACGCCATCAATGGGCCTCAAAATGAGCCGCCTCGAGGCGTATGCAGCCGACATCGAGCAAGTACTCGGAATAGCCGGCATCCGCATCCTAGCGCCGATTAAGGGCACGTCCTTCGTCGGATTCGAGGTGCCGAGGAAGACGCGCACGTTCCCGGCTCTCCCGGAAGGCAACGGCTTCGACATAGCCGTGGGCCAGACGATCATGGGCGAAGCGCGCAGGTTCGACATCAGGACCGCGCCGCACGTCCTCATCGCAGGAGCCTCTGGCTCCGGCAAGTCGATATGCCTCAGCTCGTTCATCAGACAGTTCTCGAGGATACCGAACGCCCAGATCCACCTCTTCGATCCGAAGATGGTCGAGCTCGCGCAGCATCAGGGCGACCCGAACGTAGTCGAGTACGAGTGCGAGATCATGAAGATCAACGACGCTCTCGGGAGTCTCGTCGAGGAAATGAACGACCGATACAGGGCTCTAGCGAAGGCAAAGGTCCGAAGCATCGAGCAGATATCAACGATGCCGTACAAGTTCGTCGTGATCGACGAGTTCGGCGACCTGATCGCCGCGCGGTACGTCCATGTCGAGACGGTGAAGACCGGCAAGATATTCGAGCGCGGATCTCGCGCAGGCGAGGAGGAGACGAAGACGACCGAGCGCAACATCTCGGACGAGATCGAGAACAAGATCCTCATACTGGCGCAGAAGGCGCGTGCCGCGGGCATCCATGTGGTCATAGCGACCCAGAGGCCGAGCACGGACGTGATCAAGGGAACGATCAAGGCGAACTTCCCGACAAAGGTCGTGTTTAAGACGGCGAAGGCGATCGACTCGCAGATCGTCCTCGACGAAGACGGTGCGGAGAAGCTCGCGGGCAAGGGCGACATGCTATTCGCCGGCAACGACGGCATAGAGCGCCTTCAGGGCTACAACATATAAACCTATGGCAGAACGACGCATGCTATCAAAAACAATATCGACGAGCAGGAAGGTCAATCGCCTCCCGGATCGTGCGGCGCTTCTCTATACCTGGCTTATACCGCACACGGACGACTTCGGCCATCTCGAGGGCGACGCAATGTCAATCAAGGCTAAGGTCTCGCCGATGAGGTCTATCACCGAGCAAGAGGTACTGCAGGACCTCGAGCTCATGGTGCAGAACGAGCTCATCAGGACCTACGAGGTGAGGGGCGAAAAGTACATCGAGATCTCGAACTTCGACACCTTCCAAACCTTCCGAACCGACCGAAAAAGGAAGGCCGAATACCCAGGCCCAGACGGCACTTTGCCGGTTGACACCCAACGGTATACCACTGACATACCAGAGGGTGACATTGCTCCGCGTAAGGGAAGAGAAGAGAAGGGAAGAGAAGGTAAGGTAAGGGAAGGGAAACCCACCGCGTCGGTCGAGTACCTCTCGAAGATCCCGTCGTCCGACATGAAGGAGTTCCTCGACCGGTTCGTGGCTGACGAGAAGAAGATCAGGAGCAAGGCGGAGGATCTGAGACTCTACTGCGAACGCAAGAACAAACGATACTCGAATTACAAGTCATTCCTGCTCAACGCGCTCAAGAAGGACTTCAAGGAAAGGGACGGAGCGACGGCGGCGGGAGGTAAGTTTCAAGGCCTATGATCCCAGAACAATACGAAAAAGCTAAATACAACAACGTCCCGAAAGACATCCGCGATCGCCTCGAGGTCATCATGACGAGCAGGCGTGGCATGTACATCCACGGATCGGTCGGCACCGGCAAGACGTACATCGCCTACGCGCTGAAGGCGGAGTGGGACAGCCGTGCGACGGTCAAGTCGATGTTCTGGGACGCCACCGAGCTCATGAGGGAGATCAAGGCGGACTTCGATCGCCCGGCCGAGGCGAAGACGCGGGCCGAGCAGCGCATCATGGACTTCAAGGGCCTTCTCTTCATCGACGACATCGGCGCTGAGAAGATGACCGACTTCGTGGCCGAGACGATGCACGTCATCATCAACCACCGATACAACAACCGCATGCCGGTCATCTTCACATCGAACTTCCCCGTGAGCGACCTTGCGAACCACCTCGGCGGCCTGGCCGGAGAGCGCATCGCATCGAGGATAGTGCAGGAGTGCGACATCATCGAGCTCACCGGCGACGACAAGCGTATGAAGGACCCTCGGAAGATAAAGCTCCGCTCGCCATTCGCGAACTAACCCATGGAAACCATCACCTTTGAAATAGCAGGCAACCATGACGACCCGATCGGAAACCCGCTGCCTAAGCATCGCAAGACGATGAAGCAGCAGTGGACTCCCGAGGCGCAGCGCTATCACGCCTACCTCGAGCACGTGCGGGCCTGCTTCCTCGATGAGTTCATGAAGGACGAATACAAGGCGATGCGATCGAAGTACTTCACGCTCGCGGAGCGAGAGCCGCTCGAGACGGGAAAGCTCAAGTGCCGGATGACCCTGATGATCTACTGGAAGAACGAGGCACACGGCGATCCCGAGAACGTCTTCGGGGCAATCGCGGACGCGATCTTCGTCCAGGACAAGTATCTCGCGCCGGTCGTCGACTTCCAGTTGAGGCCCGCGGGCGCGGGGTTGGTGAAGGCAAAGATAGATATCAACGCTAACTAAATAATCTTATGGCAAAAGGAATCATGCAGACGAATCACATTCAACGAAAGGCCTACAGCTACGAGCTCAACGGGGTCAAGCTCGACTTCACGCTGCGACAGGACGTGAAGGCCGAGATGGTCGCCTTCATGGAAATGATGGCCAGGGCGATGAAGGACATCGAGCGTGATCTCGAGAGCGTCGGCCCTAAGAAATAAGCCCATGATTTACCTAATCAAACGAGACATAGCCGAGGGTTGGGAGAAGGGCAAGGTGTTCAGCGACAAGTGCCTCGCTGACACCATCTGTCACCAGAGCTCGCACATCCTCGTGCCGTCCCTCATCGGCATCTGGCTATTCCTCGGGTGGATAAGGCCGGAAAGCCGGAAGCTCAAGGTCAAGTCGATTAAGGATAAATAGCCATCCATGAAATCGACAGCGATACACGAGAAGGAGTTCCGCAGCGCGAACGAGATTCGCTTCAACAAGCACAAGAAGCGAAAGAACAACGATCTCGTCGCGGCCATGTACGCGATGTACCGATCAGGGAAGTCCCTCGAGGAGGTCGGAGAGGTCTATCGCAAGACGCGCCAGGCGGTGTACGACGTCTTCAGGACCCACGGCTATCCGCTCCGCGCGAAGGAACTGAAGGGCCTGAGAACGTTCAAGGGTTTTCGGTTCACGGTCACGAAGGGCGGGTATCTCCGAGGAACCGTCCGAGGCCGAAGGGTCCTCATGCACCAGTTTGTCTGGGAGGAGAGATATGGGCCGATACCGATCGGCCACGTGATCCACCACAAGGACAACGACCCCGCGAACAACGCCCTTGAAAACCTCGAGCTCGTGCCCCGGAACGAGATGTCGAAAAGGTTCAACCCGGGAGGCAGGAATCAGTTTTCAATCAAACAAAATGCAGATCAAAATAAATAACGAAACACAAATCAACATCCCGAAGCTCATTCAGAGCAGAATGGCGATTCTGGCTAACTCCGGCGGCGGTAAGTCTTGGGCCGTACGTCGCCTCGTAGAGCAGGCGGCCGACAATGTTCAGGTGATAATCCTTGACCCAGAGGGCGAGTTCGCATCGCTTCGCGAGAAGCACGATTTTGTCCTGTGCGGGAAGGATCAGGACGTGCCTGTCGAAGTGAGATCAGCGGCCAAGCTCGCCGAGATGCTCCTCGAAGCGAAGACGTCGGCGGTTGTCGACCTCTACGAGCTCTCACTTCAGGATCGAAAGAAATTCGTTCGCATTTTCTGCGAGACGATGGTGGCTGTTCCAAAGAAGTTGTATCACCCGTGCCTGGTGATCCTCGATGAGGCACACGATTATGTCCCGGAAGGAAAGCCTAGCGAGGCGAGCGGAGCGGTTGAGGCCCTGGCCTCGAAGGGCCGCAAGCGCGAGTTCGCCCTCATTCTCGCGTCACAGCGCATCTCGAAGGTGTCGAAGGATGCCCTCTCCGAGTGCAACAACGTCATGATCGGCCGAGCCACCTGGGCGATTGACCGAAAGCGCGCTGCGGAGGAGCTCGGCCTCACAGACAAGGAGGAGATCCTGTCTCTCAAGAAGATGAAGCCGGGAGAGTTTTATATTACCGGACCCGCCGTGTCAGACGACCTGCTCCGCATCACAGTCGGCGAAGTAAAGACATCGCATGGGAGCAATACCTATTCGGACGCCAAGCCCGTGCCACCATCGTCGGCGCTGAAGAAGGCCCTCGCCATGCTCAAGAATCTGCCTCAGGAGGCGGAGAAAGAGGCTCGCACGATCGACGAACTCAAAGCGGAGATACGAAAGCTCAAGGCTCATCAGTGCCCGAAACAGGCGGCATCGTCTGAGGACACCGGCCGCGCCGTCACGATTGCCTTAGAGAAGTGCAACAGGGCGTGGCGATCGCACCTAAACGACATTTCAAAATCGGTCGATAAGGTTAAAGCTCTCTCAAAGTCGATCGTCAGTGTCGTGGACGCCTGGCCGAAGATGGAAGTCGTCTCGGCCGATAAGCCTACGGTGCACAATCAAAACATCCCGGCACCTGTAACGGAACGCCCAAAGGCAGACGGGGAAGATTGGATACAGGACGATGGCAGCTTTAGGGTCACGGGGTCGCATCAGAAGGTGCTTGACGCCGTGGCGTGGATCAACCGGCTCGGCATCGAACACCCCACCAAGATTGCCGTTGCGTTCATCGCCGGATACAGCCCGTCATCGAGCGGGTACACAAACCTTCTCGGATCCCTCCGGTCGGCGGCCTATGTCGAATATCCGGGTCCTGGCCTGATATTGCTTACGGACAAAGGGCTGCAATCAGCGCGCCATCCCGATTTTGCCGATCACGCTGAGCTCCGCGAAAAGGTGATGCAGAAGCTCATGCCATCAGAGAGGAAAATCCTTCAGCCCCTCCTGGAAGCCTACCCGGCGGACATGTCTAGCGATGAGCTCGCGGAGAAGAGCGGATACTCCGCGACCTCGAGCGGGTTTACGAATCTCAAGGGAAAGCTCCGGTCGATCGGTCTTCTCGATTATCCGCAGGCAGGTCGCGTTAAGGCCGCAAGCATTCTTTTCAACAGCCATGAAGCTTAGAAGAAACGCACTTCATCGGGCCATTGAGGAGATGGCTGACGACATCAAGCGCTATGGTCTGAAGATAGACGCGGACGGGCGCGTTGGGACGGCCCCGTGGGGAGGGTTCGGATTTTCTCAGGGCCTTACGAAAGAGCAGTGCAAGACGATCATCCGCCGCCAGATCAAGACCATCGAATCAAGCGATAAGCTTCGCACGGACTTTGAGCGCGAGGATAGGCAGCCATCAATGCTATGACACCGAGAGCCTGTCCAAAATGCCAGAAGCCTCTAGTCAGGGTATATCCTCGAAGGCAGATCTTTAAATGCGAGGAGTGCGGCCTTTTCAGGGTGAAGCTCAGGCGACACAAAGACATGAATGATAGTCGAAACTGGAGGGCGACGTGCTCTGAGTGTGGGGGCACCATGGATTACTACAACCTCCGATATTGCTGCAGGAAGTGCGGTGGAATCCTCGAGGTGTGAGCATGGACCGAAATGTCCTTAAACTATTTATCAGTTATCAGCTAATTTTTTATCATCATGAAAGAAAACAATTCGATCAAGTTCGACTTCGGTTTCGGCGACGTCGTTGTCGTCAAGTCGGCGGGCGACGCTGAGGGCAAGGTCGTCGCGTGCTTCGCCTCTCCAGAGGAGAAGAAGTACCTCGTCGAGTACGGAGGCATCAGGAACTATTTCCTCGCATCCGAGCTCGAGGAGGCGGGCGCGCCGAAGAAGCCCGAGGCTCCGCAGGAGAGCACGGCCCCTGCCGCCCCAACGACTGAGAACAAGGCCCCTGAAGCCCCTGCGGACGTGGCGGGCGAGGGTTCGACCGCTCCGGCGGCTGACGGTTCGGCAAATTAGCCGTTCCGCTTTCCTGGCCGTTTCGGATTTTCCCCGAAGCGGCCGGAGGAAGCGGCGCGACAGAGTATCCACATCTACCGCTCGACAGCTGTTTGATGTACAATGGGAGCACAAATCAAAAAGAAGGTCTCGAAAGGGACGTGTCGAAGCTTGCTTCGCCGCGTCTCTTTTTGCTTTTGAACCTTTCCATGGCAAGAACCAAGAAGCCACAGCCGAAGAGCTACAAGCAATATGTGATCGAAGCGCGAGCCCGCGCGAAGAAGAACTGCCCCCATAAGCATTTCGTGAAGATCTGCCCCTGCTGCGGGAAGATACTCGGCTCGGAGGAGGACATGAAGCGGAAGGGCCTGATCGGGCGAGGTGACGACGTTGTGGTTTGAGAGGGGGTGCATAACTGCCGGGCCGCCTCGAAGGACGGCACCGTGCGCGCGGTAGCAGCGAGGTAAGGCAATGCTACGCACCCTGCAGCTGCAGGGTCCCCGCTCTCAGCTCATAAAAAAGCAAATGATTTTCAGAGAGAAAAAGACTGATGCAGGCGCCTTCTCGTACTCGGTCGAGGACGTTTTCGGCGTTATAGAGATCGACTCGCCCGACAGGCTCGGCGCTAAGGAGCTCGACATGATCACCGTAGGCATCCTTCAGGCCCAGGCCGACCAGGGTACGATCGAGGGAACCTCGGTCTCGTTCAGATTCAAGAAGAAAGGGCAATGGGAGGACATCCCTCCGCCGGAGCCGAAGGCGGCGGCCGACCCGCCGCCGGCACAGAAGCAGAGTTTTATCAGGAAAGTTATCAAGTTCGCAATAAACCTAAAAGACACATGGCGAAAATCATAATCACATCGGACAAGATCCAGAAGCTCGAGGACCATTTCGAGAAGATCAATTACGTCGAGGTGCTCGCGTCAGACGAGATCAAGAAGGCGCAGCTCAACTCAGCCGAGAAGAAGGCCTTGATCAAGCGATCGAACGGCCAGGAGCAGGAGGTGACGGAGAAGATGCTCTGGGACGAGGTGTGGCACCTGGGCGCTGACTGCGAGGCCGGCGCGTACCTTCGCGGCAAGTATCCAAAGGTCTATGAGCTCGCCGACGCGCAGGCGAAGGCGGCTCAGGAGCTCAGGGACTACTGCGTGGCCGAGCTAGGCATCGACTCCCAGCGCATCAAGATCAACGACGTGCTCGCCCTCACCGACGCCATGATCGACTACAAGCTCTCCACAAGGAGCATCTGGCACGTTATCGCTAAGAAGCTAAGGATCATTTAACCCTAGATGACGAAGAGGCTCACACAAGGGAATAAGCAGCAGGAGGGGGAGGGGCAGCAGGCCCCGGCCCCGTACCGTGGCATCACCGTGAAGGAGAAAGACATGCTCTTTTCCTTTTACGAGAAGCATAACGGCAACATGATGGCCATGATCCGCGATAAAGACTGTATTTTCAAGGGTTATAACCAGATACGCTACTATTCGAGCCTCTTCAATTTCGCTGATCGCCTGGTGGAGATTAGGCGAAATAGGGCGACCGAAGTCGTGTCGCGCCTTGGTGACGGAAAGATTCGCGCGCTCGAACACGCAATGCGCCTGCTCGAGCCAAAGCACACCCTCCTCTTCGACAAGCGAGGGCTTCAGGTTTTCGATGCCGACAATCAGCCGGTCATCATGGAAACCTTGCCCCACTACAAAGAGATCCAGGCTGCTTGGGAGATGATCAAGACAGAGTTGGGCGAGCCGACCACGATCGGCAAAACTGACATCACGTCGAAGGGTCAGAGGATAGGGAAGGTTCAGGTGGTGATTGTAGCTCCAACACATGAAAATACTCCAAGACCAAACGATAACGCTCAGGGCGACGCCGGTATACCAGAGAAACTGGGAAGCGGCGCAGTGGGCGAGAATAGTAGCTAACGAGGGCGGGTCCCGATCGTCGAAGACGGTCTCGCTCTGTCAGCTTCTCATCACCCTCGCCCTGGAAGAGGAAAAGCCCGAGAGCTATTCGATTTGCAGGAAGACCATGCCATCGCTCAAGGCGACCGTCATGAAGGACTTCTTTGAGGAATTGCACAAGCACGATCTTTACAACGAGAACGACCACAACAAGACCGAGCACACCTATCAGCTCGGAACGGTCGAGTTCGCCTTCTTCTCCGTCGATGACGCCCACAAGACGCGAGGACGAAAGCAGAAGATCCTTTGGCTCAACGAGTCTAACGAGTTCGAGGAGGAGGACTTCAAGCAGCTCGCACTCCGTACCACCTGGCGAATCTTCCTGGACTACAACCCTTCCGACGAGTACCACTGGATCTATGACAAGGTGCTCACAAGGCAGAGCGTTGCGGTCGTGAAGTCAACGTATCGAGACAACCCGTTCCTTGACCGGGAGACGATCGCCGAGATCGAGCAGTACCAGACCCTCGATGAGAACTACTGGCGCATCTACGGCCTCGGCCAGCGCGGGGTGAACACGGCGGCGATCTATCCGAACTGGCAGCTCTGCGACGAGATCCCTGAAGGCACCGATCGCTTCTACGGCCTCGACTTCGGTTATAACAAGCCGACGTGTCTCGTGGACATAGGCGAGCGTGATAAGAATCACTACGCCGACGAGCTCATCTACGAGAGTCACCTGACGAACTCAATGCTGATCGACCGCATGAACGAGCTCGGGATCAGCAAGGAGCGCCCGATCTATGCCGATGCAGCAGAGCCTCAGCGCATCGAGGAGATCAGGCAGGCCGGCTACAACATCATTGCGGCCGACAAGGACGTGAAGAAAGGCATAGACACGGTGAAGAGCGGGGCGTTCTACATCACCAAGCGCTCGGCGAACGGTCAGAAGGAGGCGCGATCGTACATGTGGCGCACGAAGGACGGGAAGACGCTCGACGAGCCGGTGAAGGCAAACGATCACTTCATGGATGCCACGAGGTACGGCATCCATTCCCATGGAAGGCAGGCGACTATTATTGGCTTCGTTTAAAAATCATGAGTTCAAAACTTTTCAAGAAGATCAGGAAGGCGGCCAGGACCGAGGCGCGGGAGGCCGTAGGAGAGGGGATAGGCGCGCTCTCGCATTACATCCACAAGCGCCCGAAGTGGTGCCCTCGGTTCGTCTTCATCGTCCTGTACATGCCGATCTTCAAGAAGAAACTCTGGCACGTTATCTATAAGCACCTCTAAAAATGTTGAACGAAGAAGTAAAAAGGCAGATCATGGCCTTCATCGAAATCGAGACCTCTCGTATGCAATACGGCAAGGTCATGTTCGAGATCACCATTCACAACTCTCGCGTGACCAATATTCAGGCCGAGACGAAGCGTAGTCAGAACATCAACGAGTCCGAATTACTGGCCTCGAAGCGACCGCTGAAGTCCTTTCATCAGGCCGGCTAGTACCGTGCGATGACTTATCCTGTTTTGTGCGGTATAATGTGAATATAGTTTAATAAACGATCCGCAGGTAACTAACCGTGGGTGTGGCTTGAAAGAGCCGCACCCTTTTTTCTATGAGCATCATAAGCAAAATCAAAGAGTTCAGGCGAAAGTCCGTGTACGGGCTTTTCAAAAGCTCGCTTGTCGATGTGGACGCTTCGGGCAAGGGCACGGGCGACTACTTGAGCTACAACGACCTTTCGCTTTACCTCAACCGGGCCATAGACAAGCGTGCCGAGAAGGTGAGCGAGGTCGAGTTCGTGCTAAAGAAGGGCGATAAGATCGTCGACCAGAACAACCCACTCGTCAAGGTCCTTAACAGGCCGAACCAGTTCCATTCTGGAGCTCAGTTCTGGAAGCTCTTCCAGAAATACTACGACCTCGCGGGTGCGGCCTTCATCTTCGTAGAGAGGGGAACGGAGCTTTTCGAGAAGGGCAACGTCATCAAGTCCATGCACCTCTTGCGCCCGGATCTCGTGAAGGTGAACATCAACGCGGATGGCACAGAGATCGTCGGCTACGAATACAACAAGTCGGCCGGCAACGTCATCAAGTACACGCCTCAAGAGGTTCTCTACTTTTTCAATCCTGACCCGAAGTCTCCGCTCCATGGCGCGAGCCTCATCAGAGCGGGCGTCTACGCGATTGAGTCCGACATTCAGCTATCGAGGTACCATGCGAACGTCCTCAAGAACGGCGGCAAGGTCGATAGCGTCTTCAAGTTTAAATCCCCTCAGCTCACTAACGATCAGCTCAAGACCCTCAAGGCGCAGTTCAACGAGCAGATCGCGGGCGCGGAGAAGTCGGGCACGCCCCTCTTCCTCGGCGGCGACGCTGACTATCAGCGCATCAGCCTCAGCCCGGAAGAGCTTTCATACCTTCAGTCGAAGTCCGTCACCCTCGACGACATCTGCATCCTCACCGGCGTTCCGCGCGCCATCCTCTCGAACGTCAGCGACGTTAAGTTCGCAAACGCGGATGCTTCCGTCGCGGTCTTCCTGCGCGAGACCATCAAGCCTCTCCTCAAGAACCTCGTCACTCAGCTCGACTGGAAGCTCATCCCGGCCGAGTACGACCTCGATTTCGTCGATCCTACCCCTGAGGACGTGGACCGCAAGATCAAGATCCTCGAGGCGGGCAACACGGTCAACGCAATGACAACGAACGAGAAGCGATTGATGCTCGGCCTCGAGCCGTACAAGAACCCGGAGGCTGACCAGATCATGCTTCCTTTCAGCCTCATGCCTATGGGATCGGAACGCTCGAGCTCGCTTATGCAGGAGGGCATGAGGAAGGCCATCAAGGACTTCAAGCACCCGAACGCAGATCCTGCTATCAGGAAGCAGTACGGCGAGATCATGGATAAGCGCCTCACGTCGCGAGGCAAGAAGGTATCGACCGAGATCGAGAAATACTTTGTCGCGCAAAAGGAGCGCGTGCTCTCGCATATTGGCGGCACCAAGGTCTTCCGCAAGAAGGGCATCATCGACGACGCCTTCAACCGAACCCTCGAGATCAAGATCGCCAAGAACACGCTCCTGCCTCTCCTTCAGGAGATCCTCAAGGAAGCCGGCAAGGACGCGATGAGCTACGTTGGCTCAGAGTTCGATTTCACCCTTTCGGGAGAGATTGGAGGCTGGCTCGACAAGCGTGCCTCGCTCTTTGCAGAAGAGATCAACGAGACCACATACGGCAAGCTCGTTACCCAGTTCGAGGACAGCCTTGCGGAGGGCGAAAGCCGCGAGGAGCTGATCGGCAGGATCGAGAGCACCTATGAGGGATTCACGGAGGGTCGATCTCGCGTCATCGCTTCAACGGAGACGCACGGAGCGACGCAGAAGGGCACGATCGAGGGCTACAAGCAGGGTGGAGCGCCTATCAAGATCTGGGTAAGCGTTGGTGACAACAGCGTGCGCGATTCTCATGCGGCCGCGGACGGAGAGGAGGTGCCGATCGGACATGCGTTCTCGAACGGCCTCATGTATCCGGGCGACGCTCGAGGCGGCGCGGACGAGGTTGTGAACTGCAGGTGCACGATCTAGGTAGTTTGATTCGGGAGGTATGGTATAATGATATTACAAGTAAATAAATTAGTCCGCAGGGAACTACCCGTGGGCATCGATCAGGAGATCGGTGCCCACTTTTCGTTTTTATATGAAAAAGAAATTTCTTTCAATCCAGCACAAGACCTTCAAAGAGTACGGCGTAACGTCGTACAAGGAGCTTTGGGAAAAGGCGCAAGGCGAATACGAGGGGCTCTCTATCCCCGCGACGACTAAGTTCGCGCTCAAGTCGAAGTCAGAGGACGGCAAGAAGAAGATTTTTCACGCTATCTTCTCGAGTGCTACCGAGGACCGACACGGCGAGATCGTCTACCAGGTCTTTCACCTCACCAATTTCATAAAGAATCCTGTCTACCTCGACAGCCACAACTACGGTTCGATTGAGCGAATCCTCGGCAGGGTAGAGCCTATTGGCGTCATCGACGGAAAGCTCCAGGGCGATATCGAATTCGCTCTCATGAACCCGCTTGGCGTCATGGGCGAGAGTATGGCAGAGGCGGGCTTCCTCAACACATCCTCTATCGGTTTCATCCCGAAGGTATTCGACGACAAGGGAAACATCCTGGAATCCGAGCTCCTCGAGATTTCGGCTGTCTCCGTTCCCGCAAATCCTGAAGCCCTCTTCGAGAAGAGCGTGAAGGTGAAGACCGCGAAGGTAGATTGCCCTGACTGCAAGGATCTCCCGGAAGGCGAGGTCATCGAAGGTCATGATCATAGGGTAGAGCCGATGAAGGAAGAGATCCCTGTAATCGAAGCGCCGGCTTCTGAAGAGGCAATCGAGCCGAAGAAGCTCAACCTCAAGGCGATCGCTGCGCGCGCCGTCAGCACTCTCGTGGACGATGACAAGAAGGCTCTCCAAGAGATCGCCCGCACCGTTCAGGAGATGAACGAGAAGAATATGCACAACCAGAAGCGTAAGACGCTCAAGGCCGTGCGTACGCTCCTTGAGAAGACCGTTTAAATAAGTTTCAAGCGCAGATATTCAGGAGCAAGGTCGAACCTCCGGTGCTCCCCGGACTGCTTATCAGAGTCGTTTTATTTGCAGTTAATTTTACACATCTATGTTGCTTACATTGATTAAGACCCTGAAGGCTCAGGGCTATGCAACTGCGGAACAGAAGGCTAACCTCGCAACCTTGCTCGCCAAGGCTGACCAGGCTACCAAGGAATCCGTAGACGCAGACGTGAAGGCTATCAACGCTTTCGCAGAGGAGTCTGAGGAGAGCGTGCTCGAAAAGGGCATCATGTCTCTCGTTAAGGCTGCTACGAAGTCTGA